GGAATTCGCTCAAAAACTACTGGGCCACACCTCAGAGAACACCACGAAACCCTATCTCGATGAACGCAATAATAAAGCTTACGTGATGCTCTGATTTTACTGTAAAAGAAATGTTAACCCGGATTTGGATGTGATCTAACCAAAAAGACCGGAATACAGAAATTTGAGGAAATTTCGAAGGGAAACACATAACCCATTGATTTACAATGGAAACAAAAAGAGACCGAATTCGATTCCTGTTTACGGCAACAATTGATCTTTCTCTTTAAATTCATAATGTTACATATTAATTAAGTGATTTTAACGATTAGAACACGTTATTTTTGATTCTAATAGATTCAATTAGTTATCACTTTTTACGTTTTAATTCGGACGTATTTCGGGCCATTTTGCGTATAAATCCCCCGACCAAACAAACTCACTGCCCCATACATCACTCCCCTCTTCCATTGGGGGACTCCCGATGCCAAATACCCATGTAGACGAAGGCTTAATAGTGATGCCAACAAAAGCGATCGCGAAAAGTTGAACAGGTGGCTAGTTTCAGATTAAACACATTGGTTAGTCATCCTGAACAAGTAAAATCCGCCGCAACTGGCAACCATTCAATACTCGCACTATCGAACGATCGCCAGCTTGCCGCAGCCCGTTCTTGCATACGATGTGGCTGCGGTTCCATCACATCAGGAATGTGAAAACCGGGATAAACCTGCCACTTAACCTGAAGCAGGTCTTCATAGCGGGAGGTATACCGAGGCGAAAGCATTCCTCGCTTCATAGCCCACGATTGTGGCATCCCCCACCCGGCGAAGTACAGCGTCCCCTTCCCGTCATTTGCGTTAAGATGATCCAGTACTTCCATCAGCTTCGCACTACGGCGCGCGGAGCATCATCTCTCCCAGAGTCGTCGCCACCCTGTCGGGTATAACTGCATTTATGTGGAACAGAAAATCAAAGACTTTCCCGCTATTTCATCGGTGTATCATTCGTACCGTCTGAGGTTGTTTGTCCTGAAATATCTCTGGCACAACGTCCCCCATTCGCCTGGCGCGGTGAATATCATGTTCAGTTAAGACGCTGCCGGACTTTCAGATAGCTACCCAGCATCTCCTCCACAAGAGATCGCAGACCATCCAAAAATGTCTTTTTCGCGCTCTCCATCGCTCTTGCTCCGATAGTGCGCTCTGCATCGGTATTACCGACCAGCCCAGACGGTCTCAGCTCTGTGTCAGACAGCATACGGTACGTTTCCTCATAATCCGATATTTGCTTTTCACGAAGCGCGTTAACGCGTTCCGGCGCTTTGCGCTCCAGCACGCTATGTAATGGTCCCCACTGCAGTATCCACTCCCTGAACTCGCTTTTTTCAGCGGCTTTCACCTGAAGCTCCGCAGCCTGAAGGTCTGAAACCGTCACGCCGGATACGCCAAAGAAACGCATTTCTGCCGTCACGCTGGTCAGCCCGAGTGATTTCTTCAGCTTATTCTGATACGCCAGCCAGACCTCAATTTCATCAACGAGAGCCAGCGTTCCGGCCTTTTCCCGGGCAATCTGTTCCAGTTTTTCCAGACGGAACATCTCACGCCCCGTGGCAACCAGCACCACAAGATTATTATCGTATTCCCCTTTTTCTGCATCATGTACCAGTTGTACGTTCTTCATCTGGTGCAGAGCAAGTGTGACCCGATCCTGGCAGCTTGCTGTTGCCTCTGTTGCCATGGCAAAGGTTTTTGCTCTCAGCGCATCATCTTCAGCCAGTTGTACCAGCCAGGACGATATCTGTTCCTTAAAACCCGCGTCCCTTATGAAGTTTTCCGTCTCACTCAGCCTGTCCAGGAAGAGGCTGAAGGCGGCAGCGTTATCTTCCTGTCCGAACATATGCCATCTGTCTGCAGGAGCCGGTTCCCTCTCCCGGGCAGGCATCAGCCAGTCAGCGGCCGCCAGATGCAGCGCCCGGGCTTCCCGAGGGGCGGAGGGCCCCGCCATATTGAAGTGTATTGTGGGGCCTGAATAGCCAGGCGCGCTGGTGATGTCCAGCAATGCCTGCAGCGTGCGTTCAGACAGCGGATTCCCTTCCACATTTACGGTTGCGTTTGAGGCCAGACCAGTGATGCTTTCCGGCAGACGGGTCAGTTGGTTATTGCGGGCAAACAACAGTTGTATTCCTGACGGCAGCGCCGGCAGGCGGGTCAACTGTGGGTTATCATCAACCGACAGCGTCTGTAGTCCTTCCGGCAACGGCGGCAGGCGGACCAGTTGTGGATTGCGATCGACCGTCAGCAACTCCAGTCCTGCCGGCAACAGCGGCAGGCTGGTCAGTTGATTATTTGATACCGACAGCACCTGTAGTCCTGCCGGCAACGGCGGCAGGCTGGTCAGTTGATTACCTGCTACCAACAGCCTCTGGAGTCCTGCCGGCAACGGCGGCAGGCTGGTCAGTTGATTACCTGCTACCGACAGCATCTGTAGTCCTGCCGGCAACGGCGGCAGGCTGGTCAGTTGGTTACGTGCTACCAACAGCATCTGCAGTCCTGCCGGCAATGGCGGCAGGCTGGTCAGTTGGTTACCTGATACCGTCAGCAACTCCAGTCCTGCCGGCAACGGCGGCAGGCTGATCAGTTGGTTATCTTCGACAGTAAGCACCTCCAGTCCTGACGGCAGCGTCGGCAGGCTAGTCAGATAATTATTATGAGGAATAACCAATGTTGTTATATGCGCTGGTAAACAGTCTGGTAAGGCGGTAAGGCCTGACTCTCCCACATTAAGCTCTCGACTGCCGTTATTCAGGCAGGTACATATTCTCTGTACCGTCGCAGCACGACCGCGTAACTCTTCTGCTGGCGCAGCCCCCTTCCATTCTGACCAGACAGCATCATACTCTGCTGGTGTCTGTGGAGCCGCCGTGGCAGGAAGGGGTGATACCTGGAGTGTCCCGGATGCCCCTTCCGCATGTTCTGTACACTCCTCTCCCTGTTCTATGTCCATGGTGAAGCGATATGTTTCATTGTGCCCCTGGCAATTCACGGTATAGTTCCCGGCGTCATCAAGGGTGACCGACAATATCTCCTGGCTGTTTGCATCCAGGATACAGAAGTGGCTTTCCCCGTGGCGGCCGGAGTGAATGCTTTCCTCGTATCCGGCATACGCGAGCGTCCTGAGCTGTTCAAATCTGCTGACCACATCCTCCCGCGTCGTTCCGACCGAAGGGTGGCAAATAGTCCAGATACATTCCTGCGCTTCAGTCTGGTGCGTTGAGCAGAAAAACTCCTTAATTTTTTCCCATAAGCTCATTTCAGGCGGGGTTGCAGATTGGGCAATACAGTTAATACGAAGGTTAGTGATTGTGGCGGGAAGACATCCGCTTCCAACATGCAAGGGCATAATAAAAAACCTTTATAAATTTACACATAATGCCTGTCTGGCGGACATCCTCTTTCCCTGGTCTTAATTTCACAATAAGGTTATCGACGGATTCATGGTCGTCCTGCCATGGCGGGCTTCAGTAGGTGCAGAAGAAAATCCGTTATGATGACCGGATGGCGGGACTGTCATTTTACAGCTAAAGGTGTCGATTTTTTCAGAGGCGCTTTCCACGATGACCAGATCATCCGGTATCAACGCCCAGGCGTTCAATTTTGGCGGGCAGAAGTCACCCGATAGAAATTACTTAACGATGCAGATAATGCCATTAAGGACTGGCGCACAGAATTAACGTTGGGAATTATCAGTGATGAAAATAAAGCAGCTTTGATTCTGCCGATGAATTATATCAATGTTCTTAAATCGCTGGACTTAGCAGGCGTTTCAGATGAGGCCACCTTCACAGCAATCAGGTGGCCTTCATTACCACAGGAGTGATTTACTGGCTATCGATATTCCTGTTCATCATTTTTAGGTCATCTACACACATTCATTCTGGCTGAGTTGAAATATTGCAAAGATATTAATGCTTATTATTTTTTATTTAAGTAAACTTTCGCTCAATAAACTTAATTGTTTATTGAATGACGATGAAGTATGAACTATGCTGGAGATGAAGGATATCAACAGTAAGGACAATCTGAATATTACAGGTGATATTATGAGACACATTAAGAATATATTTTCAGTCCTAGCCTTTGTACTGTCGGCTGCATTTATTTCGACATCTGCCACGGCTGCCAGTAACTCGCCCCCTGCTCACAAACCGGGCGGACTAGACATAGGCGATGTTGTTTTACCTCCTCCACCAGACTGGTGTAAAAATTATCCACCGGATGAAATGAGACCACCTGAGTTTGGAATAATCTGTCAGTGGAATAAGTAATTTTTAGCTGGCTGACATAACCATATTTTTCTGGTTATGTCAGCTCAGCACCACGGCATTATAATCTCACTGTGCATGTTTCTATCTTCCACAGTGGTAAAACTAATCCCGCCAATCATTAATGGCTAGCTGGTTTCTCCGGCCAGTCAGGTTTTGATGTACCCACGCGACAAACCAGAAATAAATGCCTGTGCTTTCGTCACGAACCCAGCCATAGTCACCAGGGCTGGCAGTATTTTTGCGGTTGTAATTATTAATAAGGAAGTCATTCAGCCAGGCGCTTATCTACGACAGGAAGGTATAAATCAGCCGGCCACTGGATCGTTCGGTTATTGGGGAAAAGTGGCTTTTTATTGAAATAGAGGGATACTATATTCTCTGAGAATACTCTTATTTATCCTTCGCCTCAAAAACAAGGAGCTGGCGTATTGCTAATATTAGCTCTAGTTGACTTTGTTTCATCGGATTTAATGCACTTACTCTAAGTATAATATCCATAACACCTGATAATACACCTTAGATATTATATCAATATTTATCTAACGATTTCATCTCCAGCCACCGCCAAACTTCAAATAATTATCAATTCCAAACCGTAAAATAGTTTCACAAGAAAATTACCACATTCAAATGCAAAACAATTTTATATTAAGAGCATGAAAAGACAAACTCCTCTCAACGATGGACATTTTTTGAAAGTAGCTTCAAAAGAATTTGGTATCTATAGATATGAATGATCTGTGATGGTTTGATAACAAAAATCAAACCACCATTAAATTTATCAAAAAAATTATTTTTTCATAGGGAGTTTCAATGAGGGTACCAACAGACAAAGTCAGTTTCACTAAACACACTCAGGAGTCATCTCAGACGCCTAAAGAACAAAAAAAAGACAAGGTAGCTTCTAATATTTTTAGTGTTCATAATACAAGTGTATCACTAAAAGAAAAGCTCAAACTACCGAATATCTCTTCAGTGGAACTATCTTTGCCTAAAAAAATTAGCGAGTTAATTTCTTCAAAAAAAGAAAACAATATAAGCAAAGCAGTAACAAATATCAAAAACAACACTGACTCAGTTTCTTTATCAAAAAATGATTGCTATACATCCAACATAGAAGATAAAGCTTCAAAAATAATCTCTGAATGCATGCGCAGGAATGTCATTAATAGTGCATACACGAATATGCTCACAAAATCACATAAATACAATATAATGGCTGATAAACCTAATATAAACGGTTTAGAAGAGATGAAGCAAATCTCCAGACAAAACTTAACCAACCTCAGAGAGAGTTTGTTCAAACTCAGTAATAAAGAAATGGCATTTTTAGACTCAGTATTATCAGCTAAATTGCGTGCAACACATGCTTCAGATACGGCGCTGGTAAATGAAAATAACATCGTTACCATAAATGCAAAAAAAAATCTCGCTAATAAAGAGGTACCATTACCCGTACGAAACATTACATCCAGAGATATTACACATCCTGTGGATGACGAATTTATCTCTTTTTTGCTGGAACCAGGTGCAGGCGGTAAAAAAACCATTAACTCATCAGGCGCTTATATTTATTCTTTTGATATTAAGCAACCTGCATTTGAACAAACATCCTACATGAGACTTCATCATTCTTCTGATATAATGAAAGCTGACCCTAAACAATATATCCGAGGTCTTAGCAAAGAAGCCTATGCTTTATTACAAAAAAGAGATTTCAATGAGGATGGCTTGATTTTTTTTGGAAATGACATGAGACCAGGCCTTGGCTTATATCTCATACATAAATTAAGAGAAATACCATACAAAGACAGAGAAAAAATTCTCTCTATGAAAAGTGAAAAGGAAATAGTTAAAGTTATTAACGGGGTGCTAAGAGCTGAAATAAGAACACCCAGGCACTTCTTTAGCAAAGATTATACTACTGGCCTTGCCGATGGTAGGGGTGGTTTTTTGACACCTGAAAAAACAGATAATAAGAGGTATATGGCATCCAAAGTAAAAAATGATTACAAGGCATTAATCCATGGCTCAGAAAATATAAAAAACAATCCTAAAATCGTTTTATCAGCAGTCAAACAGAATGGGAAAGCTATAATGCTTGCATCCGATAATTTGAAAGATAATAAAGATATCATACAGGCGGCAGTAAAAGCCACTGGAAAATCCCTGGAGTTAGTGCCTGATAAATATAAAGATGATAAAAATGTGGTGTTAGCAGCCGTTCGCCAGGCAGGAGGCGCGTTAGAATTTGCATCTGAGCGTTTAAAAAATGACAGGGATGTTGTTCTCGCAGCAGTCAAGAAGGATGGTGATGCGTTAAGATATGCTTCTGAACGTTTGAGAGACGATAAAGATATTACCTTAACAGCAGTTCAGTCTAAAGGGTATATTTTAAGCCATGCTTCTGCACGCCTGAAAGATGACAAAGATATTGTTTTAGCCGCCGTCCAAAGTTATGGTTATTCAATGCAATATGTTTCTGAGCGATTAAAAGATGATGAAGATGTTGTTATCGCAGCCATTGGAAAAACTGGAAGTGCTCTTGAACATATTTCTGACAGATTCAAGGACGAGAAAGATATTGTATTAAAAGCTGTTCAAAATGATGGCTACGCGCTAAAATTTGCGTCTGAAAGACTCAAAGATGACAAACAAATCGTACTGAATTCAGTAAATAATTATGGCCCTGCACTCGAATACGCTTCAGATCGCTTAAAAGATGACAAATTTGTTGTCATGGAAGCAGTAAGTCATTCCGGTCATGCCTTAAAATATGCTTCCGAGAGAATGAGAGATAATAACTCTGTTGTTTCAATAGCCATGAAAAATGACAGCAATGCAAGTCGTTATGCGTCAGAAAGAATTATTGAGCTTCTTAGAAAGGATGTAACTTATGAGTTTGTATGATGTATCCACCAACAAACCTTACATAGCCTAAGTTACTTTGATTACGACTCAGCCAGGGTGAAATAAAACAATCGAATTCTGGCTGGGTTTTGATGAAAAACAAAGATAACATTTTATATTTAAATGAAATTAATCTTCATACAGTCAGATATTTTACTGTCGCAAACCAGAACTTACAGCAATCTGGTTTGCTGTGTCTCACGTCTGCAGCGCTGGCGCCTCCATCTGTTGCTTAAAAGTCGCAAATCACTTTGACGAAACTCCGCCCGGATTGTTTTCTATACTCAATCGCTAAAATCAAAAAAGGCCGAATTTACTATCAAAATGATCTCCCTCCGGCATCCATGCCAGGTTTTCATTATTTTACTCTCCGGTCATCTCCCTGTATTCCTGGTTAAAACTATCCACGACCTTCTTCATGTTCTGCTCAATCATCAGCACCCTGTCAGCCTGTTGTCTGGCGGTCAGGGTAGGATCTGAGTAAACCTCGTCCCGTTGCTTACGCAGATTTTTAAGCTGAATTTCGGACTGATGAATGATGCCGTTCATCGAAAGCTGGCCGCTGTATTTATTCCTGAATGCTGCACGGTCAGCGCCACTTAACGATTTCAGTTCAGCGTTGTACTGGCGCAGTTCGTCGATATGGTCATACATGGCCTGCTGGTCGGCATAAGGCATAACCTTCCCTGAAATTTTGCCCAGGAACGGGATTTGCTGGGGTGGAATATCAATACCGTTGTATGTTTTGGCGGCGGCATCAATTGTTTTTCCTGCGAATCGCCCCATGCCGCCCGATACATAATCAATCCAGTACTTCATTTTATCAGGATTGATATCAAGCGCCCCGGAACGGTACTGACTGCCGCCCGTCAACGTATTGAGCCAGTTCGCAAACGCTTTATAGGCTTCCGGCGTTGAACGTCTGCCGAGTGTACTTTCCGGTTTCGGCGTACCTGTGGGGAAGTTCTCCTGGTAAATCGGCGTTCCCATGAAACTCTCGTTAGCCCACAAATCAGCAACGGGGCGAAGAATAGTTGGCGCAGCATTTTTGAACAGCGTACCCGTCAACGTTTTCGAGTCTTCACTGCCCAGCGGGTTAAATGCACCCAGCATACCGCCAACAATATTTCCTGCGGCTTTTGAAGCAGTCAGATTGCCACGGGTCACACCTTCCGCCGTACTGCCCAGCAGGTAGAACATGTTGTAGCCATACGGCAGCGGGATACTCCAGTATTCCCCGGCTTTTCCGCCAAACAGTGACTTCATGATGACCAGGTTATGCTCCTTCACGTAGTCCGGCACTTTGTCATACCAGTTCACGCCATCTTCATCCTGCCCCGCGCCTGCACGGTTCAGGGAACCCAGCAGATATCCGGCTCCCACCGCCGTCAGCGCCATTTTTTGCGCCATGTTCAGGTTGCTCCAGCGCAGACGCTGCAATAAAGGACCGTCGCCGTTCAGGTGAGCAAGCGACCGCATCATGTTCGCTGTACCCTGAATACTGGCATTGGCGAACATATACAGCGAGTTCAGCAACACGCCCTGCTCGCCACGACGGTTGAAGTTAACCGTCATATTTTTGGCGAGTGATGCAGCCTGAGCACGGGATATTCCCGCATCCCTGGCATGTTTGTAGGCAGAAAGCCTCAGCGCGTTTTCCACCGCGTTATTGGCATTTTCGACCAGCTTTGTAAATGAATGCCAGGACTGAATACCCTGCCCTTTCCAGCCCCCTTTTGCCAGCGACACAAGATGGTCCATTTCTTTCATCTGTCCGTTAAGGTCATCCATCCGGAACCAGCCTGTTTTAGCACCGTCCTCAACAAACTCTTTCCAGGTTTTCTGCCAGTCAGCGCCCTTCCCTGTCAGCGACTTACCCCGCAGGCTGGCGTATATCGCCTTCATGGCAATCCCGCTGTCCCTGACCGTTTTCATTGCGATATCCCGGCCATTGAGTTTACCGTCGTCACGTCCCTGCTCCGCCTTCAGGTTCATTACCGCCGTCTGCATATCACGAACGAAGTTACTGACCAGAAATTCAGGGTTAAGGCTGGTATTCATAGCTGACATAAAGCGGTTTACCCTGGCGAGCGTCTGTATTACCACATTGCCCGTTTCCGGCCCCATATTTTTCATTGCCCGCATCAGGCGCTCATCATGGAGTTTGATGTAGTACGTTTTGCCGTCTTTTTTGGTGGTGAAATACCTGTCAGACATCATAGCCATCGGGACCGGCATTTCCTCAACCTGGCGGATTGTCTCACCCGTTTCCGGGTCGTTTTTTTCCACAACCCGGCGCGTGGTATCCGGTTTATCATCAGTGAATACCTGCCAGTAGTCCTTGTCCGGATTATCCTGCACCAGTTTCAGGAAGGCGTTACCCACCTCATTCTTGCGGTTGCGGATAAGGGATTCAGTTAAGTCCTGAATGGCCTGCGTCGAGGGTGACTGCGCCCTGGAGTTTCGCCCCATCGCCATTTTGCTTTCCTTGCCGCTGATAACATAGCCCCTTCCGGTACGCGGTACTGTACCGTCTGCATCCTGCCCCTTGAGCGGTACATAATGCTTATAGGCATTCTGCCAGGCATCGACAACACCTTCTTTTTCCAGCCCGGCGGTCTTAATCAGCTCACGGCGACGCGCCAGCATGTCATCAACGATTCCGGCCAGACGGTCATACTGCGCCTGCTTACCGCTGCGACGTACCCTGTCCATAATGTCTGACGCTTCCGCGTTCGTCATACCCGAACCGCCGTCCGGCATTTTCGGGTTAATTTTCGCGATATGAGCGTTACGTTCAGGCGCGTGGCGGGCATACAGATACTCGTCGAGGGCAGACTGCGGAATGTCATAGTCCGCCAGCAGTTTCGCCAGCGGTTTAACGTAGCGCTCTTTCATCACGTTCAGGTCATTCTCGGCCTTACCGTGGAAAAGCTCTTCCGCCAGATACGCGTCGTTACTGTCATCCAGCTTACCGCCTGACTCGCGAATCTTATCCTGAACCGCTTTCAGTACCTGGAATTTATCCTGCATCTGGCGAACGAAGCGGGCAGCCAGCGTCTCTTCCGGCGAAAGTGCGCTTCTGGAACGGGAATAATACGGACCCTTGCGTATGTCGTCGGGTTGTAGTACTTTAGTTCCAGAAGAGCCGTTGATGGTGTTCTCCGCAGGCAATTGGAGCCTCGCCGAATGAAGCCAGTCAGCGGCTTTTTCTTTGTTGATATACAGCAGATCATTATCAAGCTGCTCCTGCAACGCCTGGCGATTATCTTTCCCGTATACACTAGCTATCTTGTTAACCTCAACAAACACACCTTTCGCATGCATATGAACCGCGACAACTACTGGCGCACCCTTCTTATCTTTTGCTTTAATCAGGGTTACAAGAGCATCAGGTTCAGTTCTTGAAGTAACAATAGCTACAGGGTCGGCAAGCAGGTGAGGTAATTCCGCCATTGTCTCAACGGATACGTGATGATCCTTGATTTCAGGACGAGTGGCTTTATGTACCACATGGCCTGGCATTATCAATTCGCGATTTGGCGCACCCAGCGCCCTTAATACTGCCGGAGTATCCCCCATACGTATATCGCGGCGAGGGTCTTTATCCAATGTTGCTACATGTCGAACCTCTTCAGCAAACTGTCTGGCATCATAGCTGTCAGCCTTGAACGGATCAGGTTTGCCAGTACGTGAGTACGACACCTCGCCGCCATCGCGGGGTACGTATCCTTCGCGTACGCGCTGGCCTAACGTCCTGATGGTGTCACGAATGTAGCCGATATCATTGAGGTCAGACGGCTGCAATAATCCGGTACGACGCAGTACAGCCTTCACCAGCGAGACAACACGGTTCCATGCTGCACCCAGCTTACCCGGCGTGTGCTTCTCCGCTATGTGTGCCAGAAACTCACCCGCCTGCACCTGTGGCAATTCCTCACCGTATGATGCGTCAACCTTACGCCAGATATCCTTAATCGTGGCGTTATTGCTGTCGCGGGTTTTCAGCACATTATCAACGATGGTTTTATACTCGGCAGGCGTGACAACGTTTTCCATCGCATGGTGAATGATTTCGTGACGTAATTTTTCACGTACAGTACGACCATCAGGCAGATTATCAGCCACCAGAACGATTTCATGCTCGTCAGGGCGATAGAAGGCGTGAACCTTGCCGTGTTTATCCAGCGATTCTCCGGCCAGTTCTGCCGCTTCTGCCTGCGATTTCACCACGCGAACATTCAGATCGTTATCCCTGATGCGGTCCATCACGGTACAGGCAACGGTTTTCACTTTACGGACGGTGCTGCCCTGAGCCGGAGTATCAGCGCTGTGTCCGGTCTGTGAAATCACATTGCCTTCCGGCGTGCGCTCCAGCCCGTCACGGGAATAAAACGCCACGCCTTTGTCTGTCTCGCGGGTTTTCAGGGTGCTGAACAGTTTATCGAATGCCTGGCGGATACCGCCGTCCAGTTCCGCTTCTGTCGGATAGGCATAGGTATCCGGTGAGCCGTGGTCATCAGCCTTACGGATATTCACCAGATAATCGTTCTCAACGCCAGCGGCTTTGGCCTTATCCTGCACGTAACGCTCAAAGGCACGCGCCGCCATCTCAATGTCGGTAGACCAGTACGGCTTGCTGCGAACTTCATCGAGGAGGAGACTACGGCGACGCATACCGCTATTGTTAACAGCCTTCACGACGCCCATAAATGCGTCATATACCTCTTCCCGTACCGGGTATGCTTCAGGCTGATACAGACTCCCCCGGGTATCACGGGCAGTCATGAACCTGTCGCCGGAAGCAACATCACCATCCCTGGCGACATCATGCTGACCGAAGTAATTATCCAGCGCGTGGAACCACTCATGCGCAAGAGAACCGGCCCCGTTACCTTTGGTGAGGTTGATGGCAACCTGATCCGGTTCGTAGTGCGCGGCGGCAGCATTTTTGCCACCCTTACCCCGCGCACCAAATGCCAGGCCAAGACGACCATTCAGGGAAAGCGCTTTCGGCGGAACTTTCAGTACGTCCGCCATATCCATCAGCGAATCATATGCCCGGTTAAGATCAGACTGACGGCGCGGTCCCTCCACGTAGTTCCCGAACTGCACACCACGAAAACCAAAGGCATCACTGAACTTTTCTGGAGTAACGTTTTGCTCAGGCTCCAGCGTGGCTGCCACTCGTTCTGCTATGGCAATTCCGCGTTCACGTTCATCGGCAAAACGCGAATCCATCAGACGGTTAAAAGCAAATGCATCATTTGTGTTCATCCTCGCCGCGATTTTGCGTATAAGTGACGCCGCCTTTTCACTGTATCCGGTTCCTGAGCCGCTTATGTTTCTCAGCGCATTAACGTCTGTATGCATTTCACCGCCACGACGAACGGGTCCGTTACGATCACGGTTGGAAGCATTACGCTGTTCCTCGCGGGACTGTTCACGCAGCGCATTCAGCTTTTCCAGCAACTCAGCGCGGTGAGTTTTCGTGTATTCGCGGGCTTCGGCAACCGTTTTAAAACCACGCTGAAGCACGGTTTTATTTTTACCGTATGCAATGAACACTTCCCCCGAGCGCTTATGCTGGTAGATATCCAGTTTCGTTTTATCATCAGCGGACTTCGGAGAAGCGGACTGCTGGTCAAAATACGCCTTCGCTTTTTTATGCAGGTCATTCAGGTCTTCCGAGTCCAGAACGCTACGGCCTTTCTCGTTTTCCAGGGAGTGGATCACCTTCGGCGGGGAATACTCCTTACCCCCGAACATACTGTATGCGTGGGTTTTGACGCGGTAGCCTGACGCCTGCTCAATCTGAGAAGATGACAGTCGGTGTAACATTTCCCAGGTGTTCACTATCTCGCGATAATGCGAACCTTTTTCCTGGCTGATACGGTCAATGAATTTATCGGCGGGCAGACTGCCGTCCAGTAATTGACCGGCGGTATCACGGACCTCCTCAACCTGTTTCGCCCAGTGATTCAGGCGATGGGATGCGCGGGGCCTCGCGGGTATCATGTTGCGTAACAGCGCCAGCATCGCCAGCGTCTTGTTGTCCGTTCCTTCCGCTGCCATTTTTTCATAGTCAGGCTTTGGAAACAGTTTGCTGAGCGGCTGAGTTCTGTAGTCTTCTGCCGTTTTATCCGTATTCAGCTCATCAGCCAGTGCCGCGCGGCGATGTTTGGCTGCGCCGTAGATCACTTCACCGAAATCATCAATTTTTTCGCCGGATTTTTCGGTCACAGCGCGCGGAGATTCTGTCTTTGCCTGTTCCTGAACTCCGGGTTGCGATTGATTTTGTTCACCCTCATCGACTTCTGGTGTTGTATCCCGCTCAGTATTGACCGTCTCCGTGTTTTCAGGTTTAACCTCCTCCGGGCGCGGCAATCCCTGATGCTCCGGCGCGGGCAACTCACGATAAGACTGTTCACCCCGGAATGTTTCACCCTTACGTTGCACGGATTCAGGTGAGGCGGACTGGCGGCCTTTTTCGTAGCTTTGCTCCAGTACCTCACCAGTCGTAGTGTAACGTCCGCCACGACCAGCGGGAGGCTCATCAGACATGTGGCGCACTTCTCCCGGCATCGGATAACCCTGACCCGGATGAATATCGCCAGGTGAAGGCAGACGTGGACGTTCAGCCAGCTCGTAATCAGTGGGTCCCGTATCCCCTTTAGCCATCTGCTCATGCACCAGTTCTTCTGGCGTCGGCGCATTACGACGGGTCAGGTGTTGCTGAACTTCCGTAGGCTCGTCAGTAAAATCGCGGAAACGCGGGTCACGCATAAAGGTGGGCACATCGAGGTTATCTGTGTCATACAGTGGGTGACGTGCAGTATTTTGAGCGAAAGTATCCTGTGCTGGTTGAGGTTGTTCAGTCGCTTCAGGCTGTGGCCTCAGCACCTCACGTGCCGCTTCCCAGCGCATTTGCTCTGTCGCGTTACGCTTGTCTTTCTCGTTGAGTTCGCGGTATTCCGCCAGTATCTCATTGCGCGGCTTACCCTGCATCTCGCCAACGATACCCTTCAACTTGTCAGCGCGATCCATCTCTTTCAGAAGACCGTTGGCCGCATGTTTACGGTATACCGCATCAACATCATTTTCGTGCGCAAGATCAGCATCAGCATAATGCTGTAGCAGTTCGTCTCGGCTCAGACCGGAAAATTGCTGGCGGTAATTTTCAACGGGATCGGCGGGTTTCGTATACGGGGAATCCTGCGCCATTTCGCGGGCGCGTTGCGCTTTTTCATCCATAGCCTGGCGCGACGCATCCTGTCTGGCAACAGCACCTGCTTCTGCCTGACGTTTACCACGAAGACCAGCAATTGCACCAAACGGAACCCCCATAGCGCCGCCCATCAATCCGCCTTCCAGCGACGCATCACCCACGCCCTGCCACTCAGGTACATCCATCCCGGCAGTATCACGTAATGCCGCGTTTTCCTGATAGCGGGAGAAGCTCGCCTGAGCGGCATTAATCCCGGCCTGTTCTGCCACGTTACGGGCAATACCACTGGCCACACTTTTTGCCGTTCCACGTAATGCCAGATTGACCAGTTGAGCATCACCCAGTTTTGCTGCCAGTGCATTGACTACCAGTGATTGTGGATCGGTTGCAAGTTGCGCACGAACTTCATCAGCGACACGTTCTTTCGCCATATCCATTTTCTGACGGTCGCTGAGTTCTGCATACTGAGGATCATCATCGATAGCGTAAAACGTTTGCTGAAATTTTGGCGACTTTGAAAGTTCGGAGTAATCGGCATTGCGAACAGCATCAGACGCGTTCATTGCTTCCGAACCCTGGGCGCTGGCTGTGGCAGACGTCACCATTCCGGCCTGAAATAAGTCAGGCATCGCCTTACTGACAGACTCACTGGCATATGCAGCCGCTTTTTCAGGGGAAAGTCCTGCTGTGAGGAATTTTTTCTCCAGCGCACCTGTGAGGGATTTTTTCAGGGCAACTTCCCCGACCTTTTTAGTGATGCTGCCCGCTGCTAAATCAGGAACAATCGAACCAATCAGGTTCGTTCCTTTTGCCACCCATACGGCAGGATCATCCCAGCCTTCACTCATCGGGGTATTAAGCGCACGCTGAGCGCCCGGCGACATTTTATCGTAAGACCAGTCTTTAACAGCACCGGCTACATCACTCACGCCCTTCCCGGTAGTTTTAAGTCCTTTACCTACCGCATCAGTCACCTTGTTCTTACCATCGGGAAGCGCATCAATAGTTTTATCGGCGCCTTTACCTGCACCAGAAAAAATATCCTCAATTGTGGCAACACCCGGTAATCCCATCCTGCTCAGTTCATTCACAATTCTGGCACTGGTTTTTAAGGGAGTGTGGATAAGCGCATCCCCCAGCCCTCGCGCCAGTTCTCCTGTCCCCTGAACAGACTGAGCGATGCCCACACCAGCAGTTGGCAGAACGTCACCCCGGCTGAAAGATTTACTGTGATCGACGGCGTTTTCCGGGTCATCGAAAAAACCATCTCTCCAGTTACCCTCCCCCGGTTGCTGAATATTCAGGCCATTACGATTACCATTATCACGCTGTAATTCAGGACGCATTAATTCAGGCTGATATGCCATATAAACTCCATAAATAAAAAACCCGGTCATAATGCCGGGCATAGTGGAAGGGGATTAATCGTCAGAAAAAGGGGTTAGTCTGAACCGTACAGAAAATCATTATTCTTCTGCTGTTGTTCTCTTTGATATCTCAATTGACCAGCCCAACCTGAAGCACTGGCATCCTTCAACTTCTCCTGAGTACTTTCATTTCTGGCTTTATAATTCTGGAAATAAATATCGCGTTGTTTCTCGTTCCCGGGTGCAAATAGTTCTGGCTTCCTGGTTAATGCATCCTGCATAAACATTTGTCTGACCTGATCATCACCAGCCCATGTTTTTGCCGCATCAGTTGCCTGCGATTGCAGTAGTCTTTCCTTCGCGCCAGGAATTCCAAGCCTCGCCTCGAACTGGTCAACCGCTACCTGTCCATCTGTGCCGCCTCTTGCCGCACTCGCATAAATCCTGGCCTCTTCTTTCTGAATATCGGCCTTTGAAAGTCCCTGCGGTTGCTGCAAATACTGAAGATAATTGTGGCTGGCAGCAACGCGTGACGACGCTGTATCCAGTAATCCATGAATACTGATGCGTTCCACGTTGTCCCGTAAATCAGAACTCCGGTTCTCTGTAACGGGCTTAATCGCCTCCTTGCCGTTGGCATATTTCACCTTCAGGAACAGGGCGACATCATCCGGAGAATGGTGGTTTGGATCATCTTTATCCGGCACAGGAGCAATATGACTTATCTGCGCTGAGACTATTTTTTGCCCGGTTTTCGGGTCAACCTGTCCAACTGCGCGATCGGCTTCTGTCTGGAAAAGAGGTGCGATATCACTCATGTTTTCATTGATACTGTACAGGGTTGCCATCGGGTCTTTATGCGCATCCGGCGACGACATTATGCCATACAGTTTTTGCCCGGCATTCACTGTTGCCTGTGAAAAATTCGGGTCTCTTAATATACGGGCAAGGGGAACAATATCAGAGACAGGAGCCATAATATTTTTTGCTGCTTCATAGTCTCCCTGGTTTATCGCCTGCTGCGCCATATATGTCCGTGTAGCAGACTGCTGTATCGCCTGCTGGTACCGCATATTGTTCATCTGAACGTCATGCGTTTCTTTCTGCATCGCCAGTTGCTGGCGGGCTATTCCAACACGGGCATTCATACCAGCCTGACGGAGTCCAAACTCTTTTCCCCAATGTTCATCACCTACTTTTTCCCGGTCAAGAGTATGCTGGTAGTCACGATCGCCTGTCTCTTTGCGATAACCAAACTCATCCTGGGCCAGTTCATAGTTGCGATCGGCGTTCTTCTGCTGCTGAGCCAGTGCGGCCTCACGCAGCCCCAGCGCTTTACGCTGCTGCATCGCATTATCAACGGTACTGAACCCCGCCAGTAACCCTTGTGCAAATCCGTCCATATATCACCTCTCAGAACAATGAGCCGAAAAGGCCACCTGCTACGGCACCAATCCCCGCACCTATCGGACCTCCTACGGCGAAACCAAGCGCCGCGCCAGTCCCCAGCCCGGAACCAATATTCTGCTTTTTCTGCATACTGGCCTGCTCTTTCATCTGTTTATTCATCATTTCGCGCTGTTCATTCAGTTGATCTGCCTCACCCAGACTCTGCAACGCCTGCTGTCGCGTCTGATTTGCCGCATCAAGTAATCCGTATCCCATCTCCTGCCTCCGCTATGCTGCCTGTGCCTGCCCGCCGATATTAAGTTGCTGGCGTACTGGTGCTGCTCCGCCAGTCAGAATGTTCATCTGACGGTCCTGTTGTGCTTCACGAATCCCGTTCTTCACCCCGGCGACAGCCAGCGCCGAACGTAACCCCAACGTATTATCCTGCGGATTCTGCGGCCTGATAGTCCCGTAACGCGCCATCTGGTTATTCAGCCCGAGCTGTGCAGACCGCAAACTTTGTGCCGCTATACCGCCAGTTCTGTCCAGTTGAGCATTCATTAACTGATTGTCAGTACCCAGATTCATCAGGGTTTCAAGCTTCGGGTAGTATCGGTTTACCCAGTCGTAATACTGATCGCGTGTGAGTTGCGCGAATGTGTCGGAGGCATAATGACTGCTCATACATGTTCTCCCTTAGAAATTAAACCCGTTGGTATAATTCTGAATGGCGTTAGCGCCGGTTCCTGGTCCTGCACCAGAACCACCGCTCTTACCGCCCCATTTATTCATGGTATAACCTCCCAGCGCCCCCATGCCCGCGCCAACCAGTGAGGCATTGCCCTGACGCCGCATATACGCCGCCTGAGCGTCAGCGCCCGCCTTACGCAGACTGTTTTCTGCCAGATTGTTGTACCCCTGCAACGCATCGGCTTTCTGTCCGGAACCGAGAGTAACAACATCCTGCAACCCGGCGATATACTTATCAGCCTGAGAAGACTGTGCGCGGTTGGTTGCGTCAGTCTGTCCAATAGCCTGTTCACCGGAAATATCATTCAGCGCCCCCTGGAATTTACCGCTCCCCGGATCAACACCAGCGGCTGCAAGCTGGTCAGCAACCTGATTCCTGACTTCACCAAACTGTTTCTGATAACCGAGATTCGTCACTCCGGCGAGGTTCTGGTATTTGCTCTCGTCGTTCAGTTTGTCCACGTCAGCCATGAAGATGTTCTCCATTGGCTTCAGCCTTTGGTTGTATAAGTCCCACTGTTTACGGGCGATTTCTGCCTGCGCTTTCTGCTGCGAGGTTTCCTTGATTTCTCCGCTGCCTCCTCCACCTTTCCCCATTTTCTGGCTCCTTATATGAAAAAACCTGCCGAAGCAGGTTTGTCTGTAATACGGTATATTTATACTTGGATACGAAACACCATGAATCCGTCTTCATCATCCGACATCCGTTCAAATCCAACCCGCTTCCCCAGACGGATAAATCCTTTACGCGTAGTATGAAATTCCGCCCAGCGCCCACCAGACATTCGGGTCAGTTGCTGCACTTCTGGCAAATACTGCGCCACGCTGTCATAACCATCGCAGATCCCCAGCCAGACCAGCACATACGGAACATTGTCTTTCACCATCGGTTTTAGTACCAGTTGACCATCCGGCGCACCAAAACAAAACGCCTGCTTTTTACGGCAGGCGTCCTGTATTTCACTCAGCAGATTCGGGTTGCCGGTATCAGCCATTACCCGTTGCATATATCGTTCGAGTTTTGTCATGATCAAGCCTTTGACATCCATATTACATGAGGAGGGAGCGGCATGACGCCGCCGTGATAACTGTACGTCCCGGAGATTGTGGCCGCAGTGCCTGCACTTAGTCGATAGACTTTGATATACATGCGATCATACGACGGTACATAGCTCCCGCCACCGTGCCCCGGACTTCCACCATTCCAGGAACTTCCTGTCTGCCATCTGGCTATCTCAACAGAAAGTATCGGCCCCTGTTCAACGCCATTCAACCGAATATTGAAATCCCCCATCATACAGACCAGATTCATATCGAACATCTGTGGCGGAATATATACGCTGCTCCCGTTAATAACATATGTCTTCGCAATATCACCTTCAATCTGGTTTGCCCTCACGGTGCCATCGACCTGACAGTTGTTCAATATATGCACATCACTCAGTGTCCCCCTGTTCACATTGAGGTTATACGCATTCAGATCGTAAAAATATCCCCCACGAGACGTCACGTTATTCAGGGTTGCGTTAACGGCATTCATGTTACCGTTGGAGTCAACCGTAAAATTACCGTTGCTGATAGTGGCGCTTCTGATATAGGGAGCTGTCAGCGTTGCGCCAACCTTTACATCATCGGCCACAATATGTTGTGCCGCCAGCGTATCCACCACCGCGTCATAAATCAGCGCCTTCTGGATCACAACCTTTCCGCCGGACACCGCAAATGGATACGCCGTATTGCCGGGGTTATTCGGGTCAAAAACAAACAACTGCGATGAAGCTATTGCCACCTGGCTGACCGGCTTACCTGCCGCATCTTTCCCGGCAACGATACCAATACCTGCGGTTATTCCGGCAGCACTGGCTTTCTGTCCCCAAATAGCCTGAAACGCTTTACCGCCATCTTCACTAATTTTCTCTATATGCTCATTCGTGGCTTCTGCTGAATCACTGATTTCCTTTTTCAGCACGTCAACTATCGGGGATTTAGCCGCTTCATCATGTATCTGGTCAATAACAGCCTGCACATCAATCTGTGTTTCTGCCGGGGTTCCGTCTGGCGAGTTATACGGACCAGACACGCCTGCTGAGTTAACAAACCGTATCCAGTAAAATCCTTTCCAGCCCGGGTTAACTGAATCGCTGTAGACCTGTCCCGGCGTTGTCCCCACCAGAACAGCATCAGAAAGGTTATCTTCGGTTCCCCTCCAGATTTCAGCCATGGAATGCCCGTTATATCTCGGCATCACCCACTCAAGCAGCACATAGCCAAACCCGCCTGTGACCTGTAAACCTTCCGGTTTGGTGGGGCTCTCCGGTGGTAACGGCTCCGGAAAAATCCCTCCCCCCAGACCAGGAGCAAGACTCACTTTTCCACCGCCTCCGGCACTGTTCATTCTCGCCAGTTTCAGTTCTGCAAGCTGACGCTGAGTGACAAACGCATCTTTCCCGTCACCACGCTGGCCGGTCCCAATTTCCATATTTTCAACAACAGAAGCCAAGTCTTTTCCTGCCCGCCACGGTTTTTTACTCATGCGGGCATCTCCGGCATCGATGTACTCAGCGTAACGCGTTCAACCTGCCCGAAACCTGCGACCTCCAGATACCATTCACGGCCTGTTACTGGCGGCAGTTTCAGCACGGAACGACGGAGGGAACCTGGCGGTAACTGGATCACCGACTGCCCGTCCGCAAATACAGAAATACCGACCCGTTCAGGATAAGGCGCTTTGATTCTCAGGCATGAAAAACTGGTACTTTCCTGCGCAATAAACGTTTTTGAGCGCCAGATAAACGGCAGTGGTGTATTCGCACCCTGTGATACAGACAACTCCCGTCCTTTTACCAGGTACAATGTATCGGTTGCTGTATCGTTATACGCCGTATCGAACGTCGTGAGTATATGCCGGATATCCATATCCTGTGGGTTGAAGATAAAAACAGCCTGACTGCCATCGTTTTTTGTATAGCGGGCCACATACTCACCACGATACTGGTACGCTTTGATGGATGACGGGTTAAATACGTCACGCCACTGTTCCGGCGAGAGAATTTTTTCCGTAGCAATAAGCGCGTTACCATCACTACTCACCGAAACAAGCCCGCTCGTGCCCGCATAGAGTATAAAACCGTCCATCACAACCATGCTTTGTCTGCTGACACACGCCTGCGTTAACGGCAGCTTTGTCCCTGAAATATTTGACGGTGAAACACCGCTGAATAAATAAGGCTGCCCCTTCGTCGCAATAACCAGCGCCGTTCCGACCGGAACGATGGCGACAATATCATCCTCTGTAGTCTGCCTGTACGAATCAGGCCATGCATAAGGCAGAAACGCTTCAGAAAACATCACTTCGTTTCCGGCAAACCCGGCAGCAATACCGTTTGCCATCATACAAAGGCCTGTCATATTGTCCGGTGGCATAACATAGTGCCAGGTTTCCAGTGCGTGGCCGAGTTGCTCAGCCAGCAAATCATCGTGAAATGACAGTACGCCTGCATCCAGTTCAGTCATCAGCAGAAAATCTGCATTACCGCCACCAGAAACAGAACGGTAAATACGCCTACGGGTAATATTCGAATTCTGTAGCGGGGGTGGTTGCATGGTTAAATCAACGGAACCGCCCTGCTTTACCGTCAGCTCCGACGACTGTGGACCCGGTGGGCCTTCTTCTCCATAAGCAGTAACAAAGGTCTGGGTGTAAAAGCGGGTTTCATCGTCTTTAGCGTCGCCTTCTTCAGTACCCTCAACCGGAGGAGGATTTAATACACTGCACGTAATAGCGCTTTCCGGAGCAGGAACACCAAGCCGGTAGCTGTTGACCGGATACGGACCGCTACCCGATGTCGCAATCTGTGCGCTGGTCACCTTTGGATACTGTCCGTCGGTATAATACACACGTCCGTAAGGGTCCTGTGCGACAGGGCTGCGAACCACATCGACAATTCCGCTCCAGGTAAACCATTTATTCTGGCTGTACAGGAAAAGCGTTTCCGGATTCATGTCGAATATTACTTCGCTTTTTTGGTCATCATTCACTGGCGTAATTACACCAAACCGGAAATGACAGTTCTGTGCCAGTGCAGAATAACCATCCGGTAACATATGGGGAAGTACGCGCGGCATCTCGCCGTGCATGGAAATAATATCAATAGCAGGCACGCTGTATACTCCTGTGGCAGGTTAAGAAATAAATGTTAACCATTGACTTCTGTTATCTGCATACATAAAAACAAAACCAATCTACAGCAACTCAACAGCAAATATTCAGTGATTATAACAATTAGCATAATCACATAACCGTATTGTGACGCCTTCAGGGATGATCTGAGCTTCCTTCCACTGCGCTCACGGGCGTCACATCCCAGCCTGTATAAGGTGCCCTGTGTTCGAAACTATTATTATTCTGATAGCGTTTGTTATTATAGTTGCCATTGTCACCATTATTCTGACCGTATACGGAAAACGGAGCCGTTAACACTGAATATCAGAAACTGTGAAAGCGATCATGGTTTTTTATAATCTGTGTATGAAATAAAAGTGTGGCGAAGATGTGAATTAACCTCATACTAATAACAAAATAACTTGTTGCTGCCTTTATCGATAACGGGTACATAAAGTGCCCGTTCTTTTTTATCCTTTTTGTTTTATCGTGGGCAATCGGTCATACGTCTGCTCTTCTTTTTATTGACGCCCGCCTGCCGCATACGCCATAACATCTTTGTGGCATCTGGTGGTTTCAGTCCTTAATCAGTTATGGGATTCCTACAGGTTCACCGGATGCCACACAGCCTTCCCTCACGCTTTTCATTAGCGCATCAATCAATGATCTGAATCAACGCCAAAATCCTTCTGTTTGTGACATAAAAAATCGGCTTTAAGTGTGAAGGCGAGAGTCCGCTGCGATATAATAATGACTCAGACGACTAACGTTATGCTGGGGGCTTGAGAATGGCCCCCTGTTTTTTTGTTGACACTCACCCATTGCATACGCAATAGATACGAACAAAGAGTATCTCAAGGTACCAGGCATATTTTATCCCTGCTGGGGTTCAGAATGCGGCCCCATTTTTTTCACCCGATTAATGTCATAAATATCGTTATGAACACCGTTGTACGCATAGCTCTTCTCATTTCTGCCATGATCGTGTTCACTTTCAAACGTGCAGATATCGCCAACAGACCTGATTATGTTGAAGAAGAGTCCGTTTTTTAAATAGTCAGGGTATCTGACCGAAATACTGCCGTTCCTGATTTTCAGAAGCATGATGATTGCGATGCAGATCATCTGTGTTGTGGTGGTCCTGGTTGGTACGTTTGACATCATACTCCACAATGTCGGAGAACCACGGGAAGGAGCGCTCGGTACTCTAACCAGAATCGAATAATCACTATTGACATTAACTACCAGCAAGCGAGAAAAAATAATGACTCGTACCACTATAGAGCACCAGAAGGTGCCAGGTAACACTTGTAACTACCTCATTCAGGGGGCTACCGGCCCCTGTTTTTGACTGGTGCCAGCTAAATGATTTTTTCATATGAATTGGGTTGTATTACTGTGATGTTTCTTGTTTCTGCTGCCGTAATCCTTATAAGTCGTTATTTTTGATGTACGCTCAGAAATCGATATCTTTATTTGCGGCTCGTCATTGATTCTGTCATAAGTAAACAGTGACGTCCGGATACACTACCCAACGTGTTCCAGGTGATCTTTCACGTTGTCGGGCGTCACACCTATCGCTTAATCTCATAACACTAATACATTTTACTGGTTTGACTTGCATATGCTGCGTATGAAATAAGATTCATGCTTATAGTTCTTACTGTCATTTTTTATTATACAGGGGCATGATCCGACGCCCTTCTTTTTGGTGGAGCCATGAATAACCACATACTTATTATGCTTGGGATTGGCGTTATATTTTTGCCTGTCATTATTCTGATAGCTGTACTTGATCTCTCCACCAGAAAGCTGCATAAATAGCCTGTGGTGCCTGACAAGTATCATTCATCTGGTAGGGATTAGAGTACGCATAGCAATGTCTGGCACCGCGCCTTACACAACCTTAATGCATTTCCCGTAATTCCCCCGCCCAAACGACCGTACCGCCCAATACATGATCATCCTTTTCCACTTCGGCACGCCGAGCACTATCATTCCATCCAGAAAAATACGATCTGCTTCTTTCTTCGTGCGTAGCGCGTTGTCGTACATATAATCATGAATAATTGCCGCCTTAGCGTATTTACCATCCGGGGGAAGCAGTGTCCAGAAGATGCGCGGCACACTGGCGAGATCAGTAACAAATCCGGCTGGCACTTCTATCGCGTCGCTATTGTCGCTACTGAGGTAAAATTCAAAAGGCTCGTATACGCGCCATAAGAAATGGTCCAGCATTTCGAGAATTGCCGGGGTTGTGAATCTGCTCATGGTTTTTTATCTGCTACGTATGGAATAAGTACAACTGTCTTCCTTGTTTCTATGTATCTGTTATTTCGGGGTCTGATGGCCCCATTTTTTTACCAACACTTCCAGCATTAAATGCAAAAGACACAGCCGTTGGTGTGGTCCGGGGTTCCTTATTTTTCAGAAACAAAAAGCCACTTTTATTGTGTGAATTACCTGCATATTGTGAGGCAGATCAAGGCAAAGTCTGCTCTGCCTGTATGATAAACAGAATGTCTACCAAAATAATAACTCCCTGGATTGTTTGAATATTCTTTCTTGGGTGCAGAAATGCACCCGTTTTTTTAAATCCCTTCTGCCCAGCCAACCACGTAAGCCTTTACAGCCTCCAGCGTGGTTAAGGCCTCGACTTCTGCCTTCATCTGTAACTGACGCTGGTTTATCTGCATCCCTTTTTCAAACATCGCCTGCTCAATCGCGGCAGACAGCGCTATCAGCCCAGCGTTATCCATCGGAACAATGTTGTTGTCACCGTCTGTCCAGGCAAAATCAGCCGGAAGCGCATTACGTTTTGCCATCACCAGTGAGATACTCATCCTGTCCTGGGTGGACTTACCGTAATCCCACCTGTGACCGTTATAGTCAAACAGGTAATTCCCGTTTTCCTGAGCATCTCGCCATGCACAGACTTCAGCACGCCTGGTATCTTTTGCTGCCTGAAGCATTTCTGGAGTGGCGGTGAAGGGAACAATCTGTCCGTATTTACCGGACACAAGGTCATTGTAAAGCAGTACGCCATACGGTTCAGGGTCGTTTTTTGTAGCGATATACGGCAGATACAACGGCGTTCCATCTGCGGCTGTTAAATCGTCGAAACGGACATCGACCATTATCGTGCCATTTTCACAGTACCTTCCGTTCTTCGCATCGGTAATCACTGTCGTGGTCATCTTTTTGTACCCAAATACCTTTATGTTTTCTGTTGACATTTACTGTCTGCTTACGCGAAAAAACATCTGAAGCACTTGGTTCTTATTACAGATCACCTAAAGGTGACAGGCGTAATCCTATCCCTGTTGGGGCTCAGAAAGTGGCCCCTTTTTTTTTAATTCCCTTCCGGCCAGCCAACCACATAATTCTGAATCGCCTTATAGTCCGTTAATTTGTCCACTTCCTCTTTCATCTGCCGCTGGCGTTCGTGGATTTTAAAGCCCTGTAATACCATGTTCTGCTGCATAGCAGCTTCCAGCGCGGTCAGTTCGTCGGCGGTCATCGGCACATCAATGTTATCGGCATCCGTCCAGAAGAAACCTGGCGGAAGCGCACCTGATTTGGCAACAGCGACAACAGGCGCAAGGCGGGTTTGTGAAGCTTTACCGCAGTCCCAGCGATGGCCGTTCAGCGTGAAGATAATGCTGCCGCTCTCCTGAGTATCACGCCAGTTATTGATTTCGGCATGTTTTGCATCCTTTGCTGACTGGATCATTTCTGGTGTCACGGTAAAGGGAGTAACGGGGCCGTATTTACCGGTTTTAAGGTCGGCGTAGAGCTGGCGACCATGCTCTTCCGAATCATCGGGGGAAGAAGTGAACGGAATAAAATCATCAAAGCCTTCAAAATGCACTTCACAATCTATATTACCGTTTTCAATGTAGACTCCATTTCTGGCGGAAATAATATTCATGGTAGTTCCTTATGCCACTCGACGAAAAAGACCAACATTATTGGTATAAAAATAACCCGTCCCGATAAAAGTCCCGGAAAACGTCAAGTAAGTATGTTTACTTGCATAAGCTGTACCATTATCACCAAAAGAAAGTGCAGTCTGCTTTAACTGTGAGCCGGGGACTTTGTACCCAAAAAAATTATATTCAGGATTCCCCATATCCCATGCAATGACATAATCTCCCACACCAGGATAACCTGATGCGGAGATATTCATTGCCAGTGGCGTAACCACGCCATCGCCTTTCAGGGTAATGCCATCCGTTTTAACAGTAGTGATACCGTCACCGGTATCACCTTTGTCTCCCTTATCACCTTTTTTACCTTCCTGGAAAGCGAGATACGCGACAGTTGAGGTGTCAGTACCGTCAGGTTGTTGAGATTTCCAGATGTCATATGCTGACGGGCCGGTATCGCCTTTTTCACCCTTTAGTCCTGTGTCGCCCTTCAGCCCCCTGTAACCAGCATCACCCTTATCACCTTTGGGGCCAGGAGGGCCAGCAGGACCGGGAATGCCCTGCGGACCCTGTTCGCCCGTATCTCCTTTTTCACCCTTGATAGAGGCGTTAATGGCATCTTCCAGCACCTGAGCTGCATGCTGTGCTGCCTGTCCGGCATTTATCGCTTCAGTGCGGGCTTGATCAACAAGAGTCTGTCCCTTTGCCGTTATCACAGTCTCCTGCTGACTTACGTGCTCATCAAAACCGCTAATCTGCCTCACAATTTCATCTTTTGCCGTTGTAGCATCTGTCGCTGCCCGTTTTGCATTTCCGGCCTGTGTCTGCGCATCAGTTGCATAACCCGCAGCTTCTGTTGCAGATTTCCCGGCGTTTAATGCAGAATCAGCGGCCTTTGTTGCGCTCAGTGCCGCATCTGCTGCGCTTTGTCCCGCGTTTGTTTCATGTGTTGATGAAGTCTGTTCGTACAGCACTGCGGCTTTCTCGCTGGCATCGGCTTTAGTGGCTGAATCTGCCGCACTGTTTTCGCTTGTCCTGGCTGCCAGTGCTGAATCTGCCGCGTTTTTTTCTGATAGAGCAGCATTACTGGCTGCTTTTTCAGTTGCAGCTTTTGAGTCTGCCGCCTCAAGGGCTGCGCTTTTTGCCGCTGTGGCCTGTTCTCCTGCACCTGCGGCACTTAACGCCGCAGCGGATGCCGAATCCCCTGCTTTTGCCACTGCATCCTGTAAATTCCGGGCAAACTGTTCCGCTTTCTTCTCACTGTCTGCCGCATCAGCCTCAGAACGCGCCGCTGATTCAGCGCTGGCTTTTGCATCTGCGGCTGTTCTGACCGCATTATCCGCGCTGCCCGATGCTCTGAGTTCAAGCTGCCGTATGGTTTCAAGGTCATCAGCAACGTTGTTCTGTATCTGCCGGAAATCCACCAGAAGTTCATCAGGAATACTGACTTCGACCAGGTTACGGCGCAGTACCATATTGAGCGTCACCGTGGTTTCGGTGCCATCAAGACGAAAGCTGCCATAGACCTGACTTTTCCCGTTCACGGCAACGGTCAGTGAATAGACACCAGGTAAAACGTTCATGCCATAATACCCGGTATCGCTGGTGACCGCCGAAGCGCTGACGCCCGCCAGTAAGTCTGGTGAGGTGGTCAGTGCCGTCAGCGTGATTTGCGCCCCGGCAATTATCGCACCAGCAGGAGATTTAAGAATGCCTGAAACTAAAATACTCACGCTGTACCTCCGTCAAACTGAGCCTGTTTCATCTGTGCCATAAACCTGTCCGTGTTCTGTTTAATCCCCATCTGATCTGCAAACGCCTGATAATGCTGCATGGCCTGTCCGGAATTTGCACCTCCGGCCGCATCCTTGCTGAAAGCCCGGAAAAGTATCCAGTCAACCAGCGGATTCACATATGCCTCGTCAGTCTGAACTTCTGTTTTATCCTGCATGCTGCTTATCGTTACGGCATCAGGAATACGGCAGATAATCGCATCAATGCTGACACTCTCATCCGGTGCCGGGAAAAGGTAAAAAACACGGGGAGTGATTTCGCTGTACACATAACGTTCAGGCACACCACTCACGTTATGCCAGTCCGGATAATCATGATCGAGAACATCACGCGGAACGGGTAAAAGCGCGTTACCGTCCGTCAGGCGGATAACATCAATAAGCCGCAGTGCGCCGGCAGGTAACGTCTGCCGCGAGCCGGGAACACATTCCAGCGTCTCAACCGAGGCTCCGGCATCGGGACGGGCCAGTATGACGGCGCGAACAGCATCATTGTAGTAGTCACATAACTCCGCCAGCGGCCAGCGAAGCATAAGCGTGTCCAGGAGCTGCGTGCTCACGCGCCCGATAATTTCTGCAACTGTTGTCATCAGAAGAACCTTTGTCTGCGAACCGGATTCCGACAGGGAGAAACCGGGCTGATATCCAGTGCATCACGATATGCCCGGCGATAACCATCGGTGAATTTCTCGCGAAAATACTCTGACCGCTGCGGGTCCTGCCACGGTTTTCCCTGCTGCATAAACAAAAGGGAAGCAGCACCATCACCAATCACCTCCGGCCAGTCCATCAGTTCATCCGGTACGGTCTTCGCGTCTGCCCGGGGGGTCACGGCAAACAGCACATCAACCGCGTTATAAGAACGGGTAAACGTCAGGGATTTATCGGTGGAAATATCAACGTCGCTTTCCGCAAACAGCTCCCGTTCCGGCATGGCAATGCGAATAATTCGTGTGCACGAAACCGGCGCATCGTCACTCACCAGTGGATATGTCACTCCCGCTTCCGGATTCAGGGTGACGGTACGGCGGCAGTACAGCGACTCACGGCAGAAGGTAATGGCTGCCTGCAACACTGCATCAGCCATCATAATATTCAGCGGCCCGCTGATATTCCGCCTGACATACGGCAGAAAGTCATTCGGCGAAACCATCCTGTACGCTCCTTGCTTTCAGCGCGTCACGAACACGAATACGGAAGACATCAGTGCTCTCTTTAGCTCCTTTTTTCAGGCCGAGTTCTTCTGATTCACTCAGCGTCATCAGGTGTGCCGAGGTGTATTTACTGATATCCAGCTCATCACCCTGAACATTGACGACAAAGCTGTTCTCCGCCGCCAGACGGGCTTCTTCTTCACGCTGCCGCGCAAGTTCCTCTTCCTTAAGCCGCTTTTCTTCTTCCTGCTGTTTCAGCGTTTCCTCAACCTTCTCATGGCGAACCCAGACGTCATTAAACTCCAGCAACTGGTACGCCACTTCACTGTCCACATGAACGGGCTGGAGACGCGGGAACACGGCGCGGCTTCCGGTAATGGTGTCTCGTTTCACATTTTTTTCACCGATATAAACGATGGCAATTTTTTCGCTCATTTCTCTTCCTCAGAAAAAGTAAGCCCGCGCAATGGCGGGCGAGTTATCAGTCAGTATCAGTAGCCAACCACGGAGTAACGAACCAGTACGTTCAGTTTCCCGGTTGCCGCTGCACCACCAGTAACGACGGTCAGCACTTCGCCATCGGCTTGTGTGGAATAGGGTTCAACCACAACGTTACGCGCCACGGAGGCATGTACGTCTTCATTACTAATTAACTCATGGCCACCACTTTTCACCGTAATGGTGACGCCTGCGCCAAGGTCCCCGGTCACAAGCTGTACCGCATTGATACGCATCCCGATCGGAAGGCGCAGCAAATGCACCTCTGTATTTGCTGCAACGGCATTCAGTTCGACAAAACCCTCCACAACGGATTCGTTACCGTGTGCCCCCTGATAGACGTTCTCCTTATAAGACGGTGCGTAAATCACACCCGCTTCTGGTTTATCTGCCACAGGTCCGGCCATAATGATTACTCCTTAAAAAATGCCGGGATCAAATACCCGACTGAATGAGAGGTGATGGAAATTACAGGCGTACTGCGGTATCGACGGCAATGACGCCGTGGTCGTTAACTTTTCCGTTCTTGTCGGCAAAGCGGATTTTTTTCAGACCAGTGATCCAGTCGATGGTGAGTTCATCGCGGTTTTTCGCATCAGTCTTCTCTCTCACCAGATTGAAGTGACCACCATTTGTTGCACCCCAGGCGCTGGCCAGTGCCTGAGCCCCCAGAAGCATTGCGCGGTCAATATTGGTTTTCACCTCAATCTGCTTCGTGTTGGCCGCAAGGTCGTTGTTCGATACCCATACTTTGGAGCCGGTAAAGAAACGAACAGGCATTCCGGCATATTTACGTACCAGAATGTTACGCCACATCGCGCATTCGCCTTTGAACAGTGGATGGTTGAAGCCTTTGGAACGGTTGACGGCACGAACCATCATCTGGTTCCAGTCCTTGCCGGAGGTGCTGGTGTACCAGTCATTCCACTGGCGCGGCGTGACATACAGAACGTAATACGGGTCTTCACCGTACAGTTCGTCGCCCTTCATGCGGATGGGTTGTAACGGATGCGCCATTTCATCAATGAACAGTGCCATGTTATCAACCAGGCTCAGGGTGAATACGTCGGAAGAATCCACCGCATCAAGAGAGGTGGCGTCACCACCAAAGAAATGGCGGTCATGGGTTGGCGGCATAACATCATTAACCATGATTTCTTTGAAATCACGGTGCGAAGCCAGAGGAACAATAATATCGTCGGCAAGAAAATCACCACGAGCCCCCGCCAGATGTACAATCGCGCACTGATCCTGCAAATCGTTAAAGTACGTACCAAGTAACGTACTCGCGGATTTAACCAGGTCAAACTTAGTGCGCTGCTTCGACATGCGCCCACCTGCATCAACCTGGTGACGACCCTGATTGATTCGGAGGGAAAACTCGTCCTGCGAGAGGTCTTCCCCGCGTCCGGCGATACGCTGATCGCCCATCGTCGGCAGTTTGGACAGCTTGTGCATGATGTTGAAGCTGATTTCGTCACCTTTATTTTTGTTCAGGTCGGTAAGACGCACAACCGGTGCACCGCGACCAGTCTGCATGGTGCTCTTTTTGTCCGGCGAAACTGCTGTCGGAGCCGATGCCTGATCGGTGAGGATGTTGGTCATCGAGCGGTGGCGGTTGGCTTCGGTGAAAAGCGCAGCCTGTAAAATCTTATTCGCCTGGGCAGTTGTGATTGTAGACATTCTTTTACTCCATTAAAGGGAAACCCGCCTTTGGGCGGGTTGAGTTCAGTGTGTTACCGGATGGCTTTTTGCAAAGCGGCGTTAATGTCATCATCACTCATGGTGCTCATTAACTCCGCAGCTTCTGCATATGTCGCCCCAAGTAACCGTTCAAATTTATCCTGCGGTACTGCTGCCATATTACCGACATCAGACGGCGAATTAGGTAACGCTGCCGCAGCATCAGCCTTAGCGACTTTATCTGCGGCAGCGGCAAGAACCTTCTGGCTCTTATCCTGCTCCGATACAGGTTCTGGAGGCACTTCACCGTAGGCAGCACGCGTACGTCGTGCCACCTCAGCAAAACGTTCCGTCAGTGGTTTATCTTTCCATTCAGGGTCAGTCTGAAGCTTCTCATCCAGGTGAACGGCGACAGCAAACTTGTCTGGATCAGAACGTTGCCAGTCAACCAGGTCAGAAACGGCATTCATTGCCTGTGCAGCCGGATTTTCCTGCGGCACCTGCTGCGCCTCCTGAATCCGCGCCTGTAAATAATCGTATTTACGGGACATCAGGGTGAGCGCGTTCGCCACTTCGGGATATTCTTCCCTGATTTTGGCTATCTGTTCGTCAGAAATACGAGCCTCTTCCGGAAGAGGGTCTGGCGTCATACCAGCCTGTTTGATTTGTGACGTCAGCAAATCAATTTTTCTCTGCTCTTCCACCAGTTGTTGCTTCAGAAGAAACGCTTCCTGTTCAACCCGTTGCCTGCCTGTACGCTCAGCTTCCAGAACGTCATAAGGGATAACGTGTTTCCCGTCCCTGGCAAGAATACCCTTCACATCTTCCTGCGGCTGCCCCTCTTCCTCAGTACCGGCCCCCGGTGTCGGTGCCTGTTTATTGCCCGTGTCAGTTTGTACTGTTTCAGAAGTCTCGCTGTCAGAATGTTCCGCGCTGTCTTCCGGCTCCTCGTCGTCACCCTCAACTTCGGTTTCGCCCATTTTTGCCATGAGTTCTTCCAGTTGTTCCTGGGTTTCTTCACCTGTGATTTCAAAGTCCATAATTCCCCGCATGTCTGCTTCTCGGACAGATCCGATGTTGATAAATAAAAGGCGTATCGCTGCCCCTGCGACTAAGCACACTGTTACCAGCGGGCTTAGCGGCAGAAACAAAAAAGCCAGCGCGGGGCTGGCTGTGTATTCACGAAATGGAGGTTAAAGCGGCATCGCTTCTATCCGCTGCTGTAATGTCTGTAATATCTGTTGTTGTAACAGTGCTGACTCCTGCTCCGAGTTCTGTATTCCCGTGAGAATGTCGGCAGCATTCGCCTGATTCAGTGCATCCACATAACGCTGTCCCTGCGCTTTTGCGGTATCAAGCTGCGCGGCGGCGGCATCCTTCTGCGCGGCAGCCTGTGCTTTCGCAGCATCCGCCTCCAGTTTTGCCACCTTCCCTTCCATTTCGCGCATCTGAAGTTCCATCTGTTGCTGCTGTATCTCCTGCTGCTGTTGTGCCTGTTGCTGCTCTTCCGGCGTCATTTCATCCGGTGATTTCGGTGTTCCCAGCGCAGTACGTATACGTTCAACAAACTCCTGCTTGTCCGGTACATCCAGAAGGTTCACCCACAAATCAAGCACCGCAGCCTGTACTTCCGGCGGTAAGCCCTGAATAACTTCAGACATACGCTGTGCCAGTTGTGCCTTAAACGCGGGCGTCTGTTGTACCGGCGCAAGGGCAATATAGGTATTGAGACGGGAAATATCGTTGGTCATCTCGCCACCATCACTTTCAGCGTTAAGCACCACTGTCCGGCGTTTGCGCTTGTCGTTCCGGTTGATAACCACCGCATAATTCCGGCGTTTTTTCAGGTCTTCCAGCAAATAACTCAGCAATAACCGTCCCACCTGCTGACAGGCGAACTGGTAGTTGTCGTTAATTTCAGCCAGCGTGGTGCCGCCCTGCTCCACAAGGTTACTGATGGCAACGCCCGATGATGCGTTGGAGTTCTGTCCCAGGAATGCCGCATAAACGCCCATTGTGTCCTGGATGAGTTTTTCCGACTCCTGCATCACCGTAAACTGCTGGTTAGAGACCTGAAAATCCTGCTGAATGGTCAGTGCCTGTGCTGCCGTGGTCTGATTTGACCGTTTCGGATTAAGGTTAATCACCCCGTCAGGACGTTCCAGTTGCTCCATCAGTTCGGTGTCAGACATCTGGGTGGCGTCGTCATCCTTGATAACCCGTTTTGCCTGAAGCAGCCAGGTCAGTTTCATACGGCGAAAGTTCACTTCATCCTGAGCGGGAATGGCGCGTGACACCAGTCCGTATGGCTCACCTGTTTTATCCTTGCGGTAGCCCCAGAACGGCACCAGTGGAAACATCCCCTGCGGTGCAGTACACGGTCTGTCAGTAATAAAATGGGGTCCGACAAACCAGGCCTCGCGTATACGGCTTACCCGTCCGATGGTGACCTGAACACGTCCGGTCGCTACTGCCACGGCCTGTATCAGATTATTTTTATCGAAGGCAACGACACGACCATTATTCAGTTCAATAACGGGCATCCGCTGGTAAACGCGATAATAGACCACCTGAAGAAGAATGCGTTTGCGGTCGCTCTGTAACCATTCGCTTTGCTCACGGCTCCAGCTCTGGTACTCCTCCCACGCGCTCATTAACTGGCTGTCCTGGCCTTCAGCCAGCGTGGTATCAATGAATCCCCGCCATTCATGAACGGAGTAATCGATAATCTGCGACATTTCCGGAAACGATACTTTGGCCTCGTCAATGTCCATCCAGCGACGGCGCATCAGCCAGCGGCAGTCACTTAAATCGGCCTCCCGGCTCAGCCAGTCCCAGAAAACCTCATTGCGGTTAACCGTTGAAACTTTAAATTTCGAACCAAACGGATCGCTGTTACGGCGTACTTCAACCCAGCTCAGCCCGGCTTTAATTTGTTCTGCATAAGCGTCTGAACGTGCTTTATTCAGGTTGCTCAGGCGGCACGCATCGGCAAACTCCGCATTGATGGCATCAGCCAGTTTTTCCGCCTCTTCATCCGGATCATCGGACACCACCATCAAATCAGTACGGGTCTTGGCTTCCATACCGAGCACACCATCAATCGTGGGCGCTATCAGATTATGAATGGTCTTCGGCTGGCCACGCTCTTCCAGTACGGCAACCACTTCCGGCTCAAGCTGGTCACCATCATAATATGCGCACGCCTTGTTTGCCCCGTCGCGCCATCTGGGTTGCTGGTCAATATCGGAGCTGACAGCCAGTAATTTTTGCTGTGAAAAACGCGGGGCTTCTGCGCCTGGTGAACCCGCTGCGCTGGTCTGTATCTGTTCTGTGTTCATCAGTGAGTCATCCAGTGTTTTTTGGTGCGTTCATCCGGTTGCGGCTTAATTCGGGCAGGCATACGCGCCCGCATTTCCTGTGCGATGCAGTAGCTCATCACCTGGTCATCGAAGCAGCCTTCCTGTGCATTCATCGAACCTTTCGCGTTGTAGACATAGGTGTTCATCTCGCTCAGCGTGCCGGACCAGCGGATACCGGAAATCCCGTCGTTCAGCAGGGTCTTCATGCCCTCAGTCAGGATCGGCTTGCTCTGGCGCGTGGTTAACCAGCCCAGACGCGGCGTATCATCGTCGTTGTCCTGGTCAATATGCTGTTCGTTGTAAATGAATCGCGGCGGGTACAATTCACGCAGTTTAAGAATGACCGCGTGGCCGTGGTTATTGCGCTCCGGTCCGATAAAGGCGGTGTTATACAGTTTCCCCACATGCGCCAGCAGGTGAGCAAATAACTCAGCGTCCAGATGTCCGAACCAGTGCGCGACCTGTTCGCCGGTACTTTGTTTGACCACATCCAGTGACGAGCGGTCGCCGTGCTCCAGCCCTTCAGCCGGGTCAGCACCGATGGCATACTGCTCATCCGGATCGGGCAGCTCCCAGACCAGCAGATAATTCATCAGCGTACGACTGAGTTCATCATTTTTACCATTACGTAAGGTCTGTGCCTTTGTTCTGGTGCCCGTTACAGGCTCAATGTCATACACAATCAGTGGAGGAATACATCCGGCCTCGGCCTGCAATGTACTTTCGGCATTAAACACTCTCCGGCCTGACGTAAGGAAAGCTTCCTGCGGCGTGGAAGGAAACTCCTGTTTCATCTCCTCGCGCTGTTCTGTCTCCTTGTTGACATACCATTGCTTCTGTTCATCGGTAAGCGTGATATTCATGGTTTCTTCAACAGCCGAAAAATACTTCGCTTTTTCACGTGCCAGCCTCAGACCAGAGGCCGGCACTTTCGCACTGTATTTGAGGTCCTGCCACCACGCATAAAAGTGAAATTTATAATCCTGTGGTGACAAATCCAGACCGGAAGCCGTTATCTCCTGTGCCCGGTTGCTCATGTCGTAGAAATCACCGCCAACGCCTTCTGCAGTGGACTCGTCGAAAATAATGCATTCATCCGCGACAGCATTCAGCGTCCCCGTACGCAGCTCTTTAGCCTTAGCCGGATATTTCGCGCAAATCTTGCCGTGCTCGGAGATATGAAGACGCTGAACCGTACCGGAGCGAAACGAGGTCGCCACCTGAATACTGGAGCCATGACCAAACAGAATATAACCACCACTGGCACCGCTTCTTCGTTCCGCAACAGTGAATGAAGCCCGCAACCACGGGGGAAGATTGTCAAACGGCACGGCAATTTTGGTACGAAAAATCTCACTGGCCGCCTGCTTATCCTGTGCCACAATCCCGCACTTGAGGTGTGCCGTGAACAGCGCCTGGTCCAGAAGATAAATATCAATCGCCGTCGAGAACCCCAGTTGTCGCGCTTTAAGAATGATATTTTTGTTATGCATATTCCGGAAAAGCTGGCGCTGAGCCGGACGCATTCTGAAAGTAACCAGTTCCCCTTTTTCATTCTGGACTGTGTAGAGATGATTAAGACGCCACCAGGGATTGCTCAGTTTTGTCAGAATAAAAAGGCGCTGTTCTGCTTCACTCATTCCGGATAAATCAGGTTCACAGTATTGCGGCTCACTCTTCAGGGATATCATCTAACCTCCCGGAATGGCTCATGCCATGAAGCGCTGACACTATTTCAGCCATCGGGGTTGTCACACCCTGTTTCTGGCTGGTGAGAATATCGGTCTCAGCTTTAACTTTTTCTCTGGCAGCAGTCCGGTATTCAGTATCTGCAATAATTTTGGCGGGAGTGACGGCAATAATATCCAGCGTCGTCAGGGTACGTTCTATCGATTCAATGCGGGCAGTATTTCGCATCATGGCATTTTCAGCAGCGCTAATGTTATCCATCAGGATTTTGCGCTGCTGCTCTTCCTCCGCATCCTCCAGCAGGGTGAGCCAGCGACCAATGTTCTCGGCGGCCATCAGGTTATTCGTAAGCGTGCAGCAAGAACCGTATTGACGGGGATGTGTTATTCAGTCGGC